CAACATACCAGGAAGGGCTTCTTTTACTGTATTTGTAACTGTTTCAGTTACCTTAGCTCTTGCGTCTTCAATCAATACATCCTTATTAAGAAGGACATAGGCACTGCCACCAATAAGAGCAGCGGAGGTTAGTCCTGACAGAAGAGCAATGACATTAATAAGTTTTTGCATGGTTTTAGATAGTAGGCATTACGGGTGGCTCACCGTCCTTCTTAGGTGCAGTGGCAATTTGAATTGGTGCTTGTTCAATACGAATAGTCTGGGCAGGTGCTGTCTGTGCTGCTGCGGCAATCAGTTTCTCAAGATCTGCCTTGGAGACACCGCCGCCAGCAACGCCCTTGAATGTGCCATCGCCATTCTTCTTTGCCGTCTGGACGCCAAAGGTAGCGAGCACCCCAGTAAAGACAGACGCGATGAAAGTCGGGTCAAGTTTCTGTTCAGGGATGCCCAATGCAGCAGGAAGTTTGATATAAGCAAGAGTCAAAATACCACCAGACCAGATAAGAATACCAAGTCTGACCATGGTGCTGATTGCTTCCAACTGACCTTCATGGTCATCAGCAGCTTCCTTAAGCTTGGCGAAAGGACCCTTCTTCTTTTCTACCTCTTTAACCTCCTCTTTAGGAGATTCTTTAATTTCTTCAGTCATCTAACTTTCCTTTTTTGAGTAGCTTTTGAAGTTCAGCAGTTGACCCCACAAAAAGTGCGTTGGTAACATTACTAGGTCCTTTTTCTTTAGGATCCTCAATGTCTCTAAGTTTTTTCTGTAGGTCTAATAATTTATCTGTGGCATCAGCCACACTCTTAATTAGTTGCCCAGTAACTTCATAAGCTCTCGCAGAACCAGTCTCTTGTGAGATCTCCATGATCCCATCAATAGCTTCCTGGCCCTTTTCGATTAACGAATACAATTGACCTCGTGTGTATTCGTAATCTCTACTTAGGTCTGGTTTTTCTTCTTTTTGTCTTTTGACTGGTACATCGCCGCCAGCAGGGGCAATCTCACTGCATCCATCATCCGTAATAATTTCAAGTGCTTTCCCGATATCATCAAACGCCATACTCTTTCCTCCTCATTAAACATCAGTTCCTTGCGATGGTGAATATTCTTGGAAATCTTGATAGAATGATGTGAGTTCGTTGAAACCAAAATCATCACCATCAAGAATAAGGGCATCGTCACCAGTCAGAGGCAGATCAGGCGTTCTAGTTCCACTGATAATATCTATAGTAGATCCAGAAGCATGATCAGTTGTTGTCGTTCCATCAACACCACGATGGACGGTGATATCATTGCCCGAGATGGAGCGTATTTGCATATTTTCAGAACCAATAACAATGTAATCGTCAACTGTAAATCCTGACGCATTTTGCACTGTTAGAGTGGTTTGCTCAGCAGTGAAGTCTTTGGTCAATCGTCCAGTATTGTCATCATTATAGTCCTTAATAGCACGAGGAGTTGCACGATAACGTACTTCTCTTCTCGCACGAACTCTGTCAGTATCAGTGAAATAATCGACCTGTACCTTCTTGATAAGACCGTCTGGCGTGTCTGCAATCGCACCAAACATATAAGTCTTGGCCGTGAATGTCATTGTTGTGATCATTGCACGACGATTATCAAAATTGCCCTCATAATCATCGGACATATTAATGTTCTCAAGAATGATTGGAACATCTCTCTTCTCACCAATACTATCGACCAAGTTAATTGTTACATTAAGTGATGGTTGGAAGTATGGAAGAATTTGTTCAATGATTTGAAGCATATCATCATTTGTTTTTGTTGCAATACTCAACTGAAAAGCAATGTTGTAAGGAACAGGCATATAAACTTTTTTCACGTTCCCTGCATTTGCACCACTTACACTCTTAAATGTTTGAGTGACAGTAGCTTTTCTGGTTGGATCATAAGAAATACCTGTCATCTCAAATGACAGTCGAGGAAGAGTGATTGCAGGTCTTCCCCTTAAGTTTGGTTGTTGATCAATTTTGGCCAGGAACTTTTGAATAGGACCATAGGCCATAGGCACCTTCATTCTGTTCTCATATTCACCAGCATCGTTCTTCTGACGAATCTCGATGTTGTTGAAGAGAGTACCAAAACCAATAACGGTTCTTCTCAGAATTTGATGATAAAAGTATGTGCCTACCATGATCTTTTATGATTATCTAGCTATTTAGAATGTACCGAATGGATTGGTCTCAGTCCAGTCAACAATGCCATCTACATCTGTGGCCGCATCTTGGAATTCTGTATTTGATTCATATGCATCAACACCTGTAGAATCATTATGTTCATATGAAATGTCCTCAACAAAATAGTTTGCAGTTATGTGAGATGTGTTCGCAGTAGACAATGTTGTTGCAGAACCTGCGAGAATTTCACCAACTCTAAGGTCTCCAGCAACACTATAGACTTTAAGAGTTCTTGTTGATTTTTTCCAATCCTTAACAAGTGCAGTTGCAAGTCCTGTTTGTCCAGTGACAATTTCATTGTAAACATAATCACCTGTATTGACTGGAGTGTTTGGAATTGAGAAAGAAACGGTTGGTTGAGTTGTATAACCAGCACCAACATTTGTAAGTGTAACTCCAGTAACACTTCCAGTTGCATTAATTGATGCCGTTGCTGTGGCCGTACTAATACCACCAACAAGAGTCACTGTTGGAATGGTTGTGTATCCAAAACCAACATTATTGAGGGAGGCTGAAATAATTTTTCCTGTGGTGAATGAAATTCCTACAACTCCAACTGCTCTACCAATACCACCAGTCAATGTCACAGTTACTGAATCGGTTATACTATATCCAAATCCAGGGGATGTGAGGTTTATAGCCGTTATTCTACCCGTACTATTAATCGTTGCAGTGGCCGTTGCAGTGCTTCCAATACCAAGAGTTGTACTTGGTCCAGTTATTGAGACCGTAGGTGCGATGCTATAGAATGCACCAGAATATCCCAAACTTATGGAATTTATTGTAGTTCCAATTCCTACACCAGCGGTGACAACACCAGCACGGAATCCAGATGGATCAGAAATTGTAATAGCTGGAACAACTCCATATCCGTTTCCAGTGCTTTCATAATTGCCCGCTCCAATTGTTGTTCCAATACCAACTAATAAAGCACTTAATGTGCTGCCAACACCAGCATTAGCGAGTTGTGCGGTAATGATACCAGCACTAAATCCAGAAGGATCGGAAATAGTAACTGTTGGAGCAGTTGTATATCCAAATCCAGCGTCTGAAATACTAATTCCAGTTACTGTTCCCAGGCCAACTGGTAATGTTGTAAATCCTACCGTTCCTGATGCTCTTCTTTTCTTGTATGGAGTGTCAATAGTTACTGTTGGGGCCACAGTATATCCAAAACCAGCATTAGTAATTCTAATTGCAGATATGGTTCCTGCAGCGGAGACAACTGCTGTGGCTGTTGCATTTGCTGTAGTCAATCCAACTGGTGATGTTGAAATTCCGATATTTGGAATATTTGTATATTCCGAACCACCTGTAAAAGTATTAACATAAAATACACCAGAAGTTCCAATATTTGCTCTTACACTAGCTCCAGAACCAGAACCAATAATAGTTACAGTTGGGGCCTGAGTATATCCAAATCCAGTATTGGTAATTTGAAGTGATTTAATTGAATATGTTGTGGATCCAGCACCAATTGTAGTAATCGCTACAGCGGTTGCGTTTGCGTTAGGATTTCCGTTTGGTGATGTAGAAATAGAAACAGTTGGAGATGATGTGTATCCATAACCATCATTCAACAATACCAATTCATTTACCGCACCATCTCTAAGTCCCGAAGTTGCTGTAGCCGTAACTCCAGTTCCTGCGAGAGTCAGTGTGACGACATATCCAATATCGGCCAAATTATCATCAATTTGATCTATTCCAGTATCAATAACTTCTTGTTCATACTCAAAGAGTTCACATCTTAACTCATAAGTATAGAGTTTCCCTAGTTGATAGAATGGACTTTCATGTTCTACAAATTTAATTTCGAAAAGACTATCGGTTAGTGGAAAATAAACAAGGTCTCCCTCTACTGGTCTTATTGCAACTCCGTCGTCTGGATCAGCTCTTCTTTGATCCTCCGTAGAATCAATGTTTGAAATTAATTCTGTAACATAATCCTCAAATCGTTCTTTGGAAATTATAAAAGTGGCTTCATCAGTAACTCTGATGCCAAATTTAGTCATCAGATCTCCAGATCCTTGAAATCCATCTACATTTGCAACGTAGGCTTCAATTGGATATGCGTCATTGAATCTTGCGAGAATATTTTCTCGCATAATAGAATCAGTTCCATAATATTTTCTGGGAAGATAGTAAACTTCTTGGCCATACATCCTCAGATGTTCATTGACCAAATCTTGCACCAGCCTTTGTTCACTGGCAACTTCTTGTCGGAAAAAAGGATTTAGTGGTGTCATTAGCCGATCATGTCAAGGGGTGGAAGTTCATAATCAAATGTCATCCTCTGTTGTAATTCTGCAAGTTCTCTCAAAGCATCCTCATACAACTGTCTTCCGTTTAATGTAATTCCACCTGGTAATTGAACTCCTTGGAACTTCATTAAGTTTTGACCCCACTGACGTTTAATCAATGATGTCAGATACCTCTTAAGAAAACTATCATTATAAACTTCCGCATTACTACTTGGATCTAAGATCCTATAACAATCAATCACAAGATAGTCATTGGCTGTCTGAGACTGCCAATCCATATCAATGTAAAGTCTATTTCCTCTCTTGTTATATCTTACTTTTTTGTCTGGACTAATTAAGAATTGAATAGTTTCTAGATATTCCTTTACCATAGAATATGTCAACAGTTCAACGGAACTGAAGTTATAAACATCATTCAAGAAAATTTGGTATGAAATACTAAACATATTCTGAGAAATAGTATTATCATCAAATCTGAAAATACCATTTACTCCAATAACATGATCTGGAATTTCTATATAATTTCTTGCTTCGGTATATTCAGTTTTTGTTGTAATAAAGTGTGTTGATCCAACACCAACAGTCGTAAAGGTTATGGCAGTTCCGGCCTTTGCATCAGCAAGAGAGGAAGCCACCTGTATTTCATTGCGACCACTTGCAATAGCATACAATTCAACACTATCAGTGCCAATTCCCAAAAACGAAGTCGTACCAACACCGGCCAAAACTGTGTCTGATCGAATACCAATCGATGTTGCGCCAACACCAAGGCTGTAGAAGATTTGGGTTCCTGTTGCGAGTCCATGATTGGGTAGAACAATAGATCCTGGTGTTGTTACAACTCCAACAGTACTTGCCGTTCCAATTCTTACAATACCAGAAGCTCCACCATTGAAAGATTGTGAGTGAATTCCAATAGAACCCACTTGTTTTGTTCGCGCAGCATCAATTTCCCATTGAGAAACTTGGTGTTTGAGAAACATTCTCTCAACACCATCCATGTGGCGTTCTTGGAAGTATTGAATTGCATCATCGACAAGATCTTCAATCTGATCTTCATCAACGTTAACTTCCAGAACTGGTTCACCCAGCTGTCTAAGACAGTAATCGATCAGTTCTTGTCTAGTGCTAGGTTTCGCCATTTATATAAAACTAGCTTCCAGCTATTTAGTAGTCGTCTTTCTGATTGAGTTTTTGTCTCATTGATATAATTTGGGCCTGCAATATCAGATTCTCTTTTTGCACGGCCTCAAGTTTTTTCAATGTTAGTTCTAAAAGAACATTCGCATCAATTTCAGTATGTTCCACAGTCAATAGTATCAGTATAGACTGGGACTCCTCCCAGTGATGTAAGTATATAGGTAGATGTTGATATACCTGCCGTAGGGGCAGATGAGAATCCTACAACACCACTGGTTCCAGCATATGCAACACCATTTTGATCTGTATTACTGGTTATAAAGAGTGATGCAATCGTAGAGACACCAGTTACAACCAGAGTTCTAAGTGTAGTGTCTCCACCAGAAGCAGTGGTGAATCCAACATCCGTAAATCTGGCAGCTGCAGATGTACCAAGACCAACAGTAACATTATCAAGAAAACCACCCTGAACACTAAACGATGTAAATGTAGATACACCCGTTACGTTCAGATCTACAATGTCACCTCTAGTCGCAAATAATGTATTCCATCTAGTGCTACTAGAACCAAGATTTAATGAATCTGATGATGGTCCAATACTTTGATTGAAAACCCATTCACTTCTTGAATTACTCCAAGACAAGGTATAGTCACTATCACCCTTTACAGTGATTCCACCACCATCGGCCGCAGCATCTGAAGGACTTCCAGTTTCAGGTACGGCTAACTCAATGTTTTTATCTTCAATCTGAGTAATAGTAGAACTCAGATAGGTAAGATTTCCATTGACAGTCATGTTGCCAACGACCGTCAATCCTCCCCCAACGATTATATCGTCAGGTAATCCAATTGTAATTGTATTGCCAATGGATACAGTTTCTATCTCATAAGGAGTGCCTTTAATATAAAGGTACTCAGAACTTAAACCAATACTATTGGTTCCACTATCGGCAATAATGTTTAATTGTTGATCAAATGTACCAAACTTTAAATTTCCATCAGATCCAACTTCAAGTCTTTGTCCTGTT